CACAGACATGAGTTTCCAGCATTTAAGCGAATCGCTAAAGCTAATAATTCAGTCAATGAAGGTATAGAAAAAGTTAGCAACTTGATTACACTCAACAAATTTGTAGTGTTAAATCATAATGAGAAAGTTAAAGAGGAGTTCCATTCATATCGTTGGGATGAGAAAGCTAGCAATAGAGGCGAGGATAAACCAATTAAGGAAAACGACCATATTATGGACTTAATCAGATATGTAGTTAACAGCACACCGAGAATATATAAGAGGATGATACACAATTAGAAAGGTGGTGAAACATTTGCAACAATGGAATAAAAAATATTTTAAGTATCACGAAAAATACGGAGAATATGCTGCGTGGTGGAGTGGTTCTTCTGAAGAGTTATTAAACTACTACTTAGGAGTTGACACTTATCAGCAGTACACAGTCAATGATTACAATTTAGAAAAACGGGGAATGTTTTGGGAGAAGGATATTCATAACGATAGAGCAACAATGTTACACGTTCCAATAGCGGGCGATATTGCTTCTACTTCAGCTGACTTCTTATTTTCTGAAATGCCGGATGTTAAGATACCAGAGGCACACGAAGAAACAGCAGAAAATAATGCGGTTGATGCTCAAGATAGACTCGACACTATCATTGAAGAAGGCGATGTGTACAGCAGATTACTGGAAGGAGCTGAAACTTCTTCAGCAATTGGAGGAGTATTTGTCAAGTTAGATTGGGATGCAGATGTAAAAGAGTTTCCTATTCCAATAATGGTACAGCCTGATAATGCAATGTGGACGTTTAAGTGGGGATTTCTTCAGAGTGTTAAATTCTTCAAAGTTATTGACCATCCCGACAACAATGTATATTATCGCTTAGTTGAAACTAGAACAAAAGACAATAATGGTAAAGGTGTAATAATCAATGAATTATACAAAGGTACAATGACTAATTTAGGCAACAGAGTGTCGCTTGAGAGCCATGAGGATACCAAAGGAATGGAAGAAGTTATTGAACATGGGCTAGATAGCCTATTAGCTTGGTATGTGCCTAATAAGAAGCCTAACAGGTTATGGAGGGGTTCTGCATTAGGAGAAAGCGATTTACAAGGTATAATTGGCTTAATGGATGCTATCGATGAAACTTACACTAATTGGGTGAGAGATTTACGCATAGCAAGAGGAAGAATTATTGTGCCAGAATATATGCTGGAAACTGATAACAATGGCAACTTATATCATGATATGGACAAGGAAGTATTTGTAGCACTTAATCAAGGGCCACCAGGAGAAGAAAATAACTCTATTGACAATGTGCAGTTTGACATTAGAGCTCAACAGCATTATGATACAGCAATGGAATTGATGAAGCAAGCATATAGTGGAGCTGGTTATTCTCCCGCAAGTTTTGGATTAGGAGATTCGACCAGCAATGCAACGGCTACCGAAATTAAACAACAGCAGAGTAAATCATTTAAAACATCTGCTAAAAAAGCTAAATACTGGACTTCAACATTAGAGGATATGTTCTATTGGATGCTACAAGTTGACAATTATGTGTTTGGCAGCAATAATGGTGATTACAAAGTACAGGTTAATATTCAAGATAGTGTGCAGACCGACCCGATGCAGCAGGCTGATGCAATTAATAAATTAACACAGGCTAAAGCTATGAGTATTGACACAGTAGTTAGAAAGTTAAATCCACAATGGAATGAAAAGCAAGTAGAAAATGAAGTAAATAAAATTATGCAGGAAAATGGAATGATAGTCAATGAACCAGACGATTTGGTGTGATAATATGAAAATTACAAAAGAAGAATACAAGAGGAATTGTGAATATGAAAAAGAGTTGGAAAAGTTAAGGGAAAAATGTGAGCATCCAGCTAATAAAAGGTATTGGTATATATATGAAAATAAAATAGTAATAGCTTGTGTAAAATGCGGTTATAATAAAATAGTGAGTGGTATAAATGGCTAAAATTGATGACTTAACACTAGAAGTCGGGCGTGTATATGCTCAAGCTGAAAGAGATATTATTCAGCGGATAGCAAATAGATTAAGGAAGGATAAAACGCTTAGTATTGAGCAATGGGAATTAAGAAAACTAAGAGAATTGCAGACTTTGCGGAGTGGTATTGAAAAACAAATAGTTACTAAGTTAGATAATTTTGATGAGAAGGAATTACAGCCAATTATACAGGAATTATATAATCAAGGCTCAAAAGATGCAGTTGCTGATTTGAGAAAAGTGTATAATATTAATGAAATAACAACTGATTTTGGTAAGATTGATGAAGCCACAGTTGCTAATTATACTAAAGCGCTCAAAGATAATCTACAAGGCACACATCTTAGAATAGTAAGGCAGGCTGATGATGTGTATAGGCAAGCGGTTAGTAGAGGTGTTAACACTGTTCTAACTGGAAGTGGAACACGGGTTGAAGGTTCACAAAGAGTGTTAAATGAGTTTGCTAATAAAGGTGTTACTGGATTTGTTGATAAATCTGGCAGGAGTTGGAATCTTAAAACTTATGCGGAAATGGCAACAAGGACCACAGCTGCTAGAGCAAGAATAGATGGCTCATTAAATAGATTTCAGCAGAATGGTGAAGATTTGGTAGTAGTTTCGGCACACGCTGAAAGTTGCCCGATATGCGACCCGTGGGAAGGTGAAATTTTAAGTATAAGTGGCAGAAGTGAAGAATATCCTTCTGTGGCTGAAGCGGAAGCAGACGGGCTTTGGCACGCAAATTGTACTCACAACGCAACGCTTTGGGTAGAAGGGTTAACAACTAAACCTGAGCCTGTTGATAGTGCTGATAATTATCAGGAAAGACAACAGCAGCGTTATAACGAGCGACAAATCAGAAAATGGAAACGCAGAGAAGCAGGTGCTATGACAGAAGATGAAGCTAGAAAGGCTAAAAATTATCGCAAAAAATGGCAGGAAAAACAGAAAGAATTCATTGAAGAAACTGGAAGGTATAGAAAATATGAACGAGAACAGATTAAAACTGCTAGATAAAAATTACGTTTCATCCGCGTTAGAGATGTAAAATATAAGGAGGAATTATAATGACTGATGAAAAAGAAAAAGTAGAGCAAAAAGAAAATGTTGAGAATGCGACAGCTGAAGAAGTCGATAAAACAGAAAAGGAAGATAAAACTCAACAAAAAGAAGTAGATAATAGTATCCCTTATGACAGATTTCAGCAGGTTATTGAAGAGAAGAATGAATATAAGCATGAATTAGAGAAGCTAAAAGATAAGCTGGCTGAAATGGAAGACCCGGAAGAATTAAAAAAAGAATATGAGAGCAAAATTGATGAGATTAGTCAAAAGTCAGTTAGAAAACAGAAAGAATTTGCGGTTAAAGAAGCTGCATTAGCTGAAAATGTTAACAAGAAAGCGTTGAATGATTTTGTGCAAGTCGCAGACATCGATAGCTTGGAAATTGACGATAAAGGCAATGTGCAAGGTGTGAAAGAATTAATTGCAAAAATGAAAGAAGAAAAGGATTACTTTTTCCAAAAAGGTGAAAGTAATAGCAGTAAAACGGCAGGTAGTTTTAATAATGGCAATGATGACACAGGCAATGATAGCAACGAAGATTGGGCCAAGAGAATGGCTGATAAATTTACATTTTAACTAAAATTATAAAGGAGAGATTTTAAATGGCTAATAGTATTGCACTAGCAAAAAAATATACAACTTATTTAGACGAGGTTTACAAAAGAGGATTAACTTCCGACGTATTGAGCATTCCACAGGAATTGGTTAGAGATGGTCAAAATGCAGGTGAAGTGTTACTTCCAAAAATTGCATTAGATGGATTAGGAGATTATGACAGAGCAACAGGTTATCCTACAGGCTCAGTTAACTTTAGCTGGGAAACTCACACATTAACACAGGACAGAGGTGTTGAATTTACTATTGATAGACAAGATAATCTACAAGCATTAGATAGCGTATTCACATTTACAGCCAGCCAATTTTCTAAGCAGGAAGTTGTGCCGGAGTTAGACGCTTACAGATATGCTCAAATTGCTTCTAATGCAGGAACAACTGTTAATGCAGATTTAACTAAGACTGACACAGTAGAAGCTATTGAAGCGGCTATTGTGGAGCTTGAGAACAACGAAGTATCAAAAGAAGGTATGCGTCTATTTATGACACCGCAAATTTATTCTAACATCCGCAACTCTGATTTATTCCAGAGAGATGTAATGGATATTGGCGACAGAACATTTGATACTTATGATAATATCCCTATCGTTAAAGTTCCACAAGGTAGATTTTACACTGGAATTACTCTTAACGATGGTAGCACAACATTCGGTTATGCGGCGACTACTGGTGGAACAGATTATGAACTTAACTTCCTGTTAGTGCACGATGCAGCTGTACTTCCAATTGTGAAGCAAAGGCAGCTTAAAGTATTTGACCCAGATACTAACCAGAGCACAGATGGATGGTTAATGCAGTCTAGAGTATATCACGACATCTTTATTCCAGATAATAAGACTGTTGGAATCTATGCTCATACAAAAGCTACAGCTATAGCATAAGGGTGATAATTGATGAAAATTAGAAGAGGTGGTGTTACTCGGCACGTGTCACAGCGTGCCTTTGACACCAAATTTAAGCAACAAGGCTATGAAATTGCAGAGGATTTGGACGCTAAAAAAGAAAATTTTGATGTAAAAGAAATTACAGTTGAAATTGATGGCGAAAAAATAGCAGAAAATATGTTAGATGAATTTCTGCAAGATAAAACAGTAGATGAATTAAGAGAAATTGCAAAAGAAAAAGAGTTGACTGGTTATTATTCGCTGAAAAAGGATGAGTTAATAGCTGAAATTAAGAAGGTGGAATAAATGGCGTATGCAACATTAACAGAATTAGCAGATTATTTAGGTGTGCAGGAAGTGGACTTGCCAGACGATGTAGAACGCTTATTAGAGAGAGCAAGTGACTTGATAGACTATTATACCTTAGGTAGAATAGAAGCTGGAGAAATAGCGTCTAAGGCTACTGTAAGGCAATATGAATGGTGGAGTCAATTTGATGAGTTTAACACTCAACAATTCTTCTCTGAAATAAGTATTGGTCCTTTTTCAGCAGCTAACAGGGGACAGAGTCCCAGTGGTGGGCCTCCAGAGTTAGCACCCAGAGCAAGACAATTATTAATGTTAGAAGGTTACCTGTATAGAGGTGTGAGTCTACAATGAAGTTACCTAAATCAGCACAACCACATACAGCGACTATTAAACCTTATCTTGGTGAAGGTGCTTATGGGCCTGTTTGGGGCGACACTTATGACATAGACTGCTATTTTGTGCATAAGAAAAAAATAACCTTTGATGAGGAAGGAAATGAAATTACATCACCTTCACAGTTGCATACTTCTGCTGACATCAAACCTAAAGAACAATCAGAAGTTAGCTTTGAATGGACAAGCAAACCATTAGAAGTGATTGCAGTCAACAGATATGACAATGCACTAACTGGCAACTTATCAAATGTAGAGATAATGTTGAGGTAGGTGATTATATGGCGAAGTTTAATTGGTTTGATGATGTAGTCGATGAACAATTAGAAAAAGCAGGCAGAGCCACTTGGAGAGCTGCTGAATCAATATTAACCGAGTCTAATAAGAAAGTACCGCATGATACAGGAACGCTTGAGCGAAGTGGAGTTGTAACTCAAGATGGTCTGAGCGGTATGCCAAAAACAATATATAATCAGGCTAAAAATGATCAATGGCCAAAAAATAATTTCAAGTTTGATTTTCGCAAAAAGCCGATATTCTACATCTCATATAACACGCCTTATGCAGTTGAAACTCACGAAGTATCAAAAAACTACAGAAATGGTAGAGAAAGCAAGTGGCTTGAAACTACATCAAAAACAATGAGTGGAAAGATAGAAGGTTGGATAAAAGAAGAAATGAAGAAGGGATAATATGCTGGATGAAGTAATGCAAAGACTGGCAAATAATATAACAGACATAATTTATGACGAAACTGGCATAAGTGGTAACATATTTCAAGATAATATGCCAGCTGAACCAGATATTGCTGTAATGGTGCAAGGTACAGGCGGCTTTCCACGTGATATGTGGTTAACAGATTATTTTGAGCCTACTATGCAAATTATTGTTAGAGGAACACGTGACCCAAGAGTTGCAAGAAGTTTGGTTGATGAAATTATAGCAGAAATTGGGGTTTTAGGAGAAGAAAAGTGGATTACATCTGGTAACTGGTATGTTATTAAGTGTCAGGCTATACAGCCACAGGGAATATATATCGGGCCAGATGACAATAACAGACACAGATTTTCAGTTAATTTTGAAATGGAAGTTAAAAAAATATAAGGAGTGATTAATTAAAATGGCAGCTACAAACAAAGTATTAGCAAGAAATTATACTATTGAAGTATATGACGGAACAGCTTATGTGCCGATAAAAGGTATTAACACGCTGACAATTTCAACAGAGAAGGAAAGTTCAGACACTACAACTTTTGATAGCAATGGAATGGCTGAACACTTAGCAACACAGCGGGCTAAAACAATTTCAGCAGAAGGTTATGAGTATTATGACGGAGCTACTCAAGATGCAGGGCAGGCAGAAGTTGAAACTCTATCAGACGCAGTAGGGACAGCAGCGCAAAGCACATTACACATAGTGCACGACAATTCTGGCAGAGAAAAATGGCTTAATGGTACATTTAATTTGGCAGATATTGGTGGAGGAAACAATGACCCTTCCAGTTGGGGTTTTGAGTTTGAGAGAACAGGCGCTTCATTAGATGTAGACCCTAATGTATAAAAGGAGGTAACTAAATGGCAAGTTTAACATTACAGGAGTTTGATTTAGCAGGGTTAACACCTTCATTTTCAGCAGCAGATGTTGCAGGTGATAGTTTTGTTAACAATGGTAAAACATTATTATATGTAAAGAATGGAGATGCATCTTCACACGATGTAACACTTAATATACAAAAGACAATAACAATAGGTGGTATAGATATTACATTAAGTAATCCAACTGTTACAGTACCAGCGAGTGATGAAAAGATAATTGGCCCATTTTCGCAGGATTGGTTTAATGATGCCGATGGAAATGTAAGCGTAGATTATGATGCAGTAACAAGCGTAACAGTTGCTGCACTAAAGCTATAAAAATATCTGGAGGGATAGATTATGACTAAAACAATAGATTTTGATCAGTTTAGAAAAGAGAGAAAAAAAGAAGGTATTATAATTAAGGCATTCGGGGAAGATATAGAACTTTTACCTTCCCCTCCTCTTTCCAGTGTATTGAATATTATAGAAATGCAGGAAGAAGGCGGAGTTGAAGAATTGCCAGCTAAGCAGGTTAAGAAAAGTTTGCAGGCAATGATAGGTGAAGAACAATTTGACAACTTAATTGAAAAAGGAATGACAGTAGAAGAGTCAGAATGGCTAATTACAGAACTGTGGAATAAATATAATGGCAAAGATGATGAACAGGATGATACAAAAAACGCTCAACCTTCTCCATCGCAGAAAAATGGGGATTCATAGAAGCTGATTTTTTGCGAGAGTACAGAATAGATTTAATAGATGAAGCCGATAATTTAACTTGGAGGAAATTTAATGTTTTACTCAAGTCATTGTCAGCCGATTCCGCTCTTGCAAGGTCAATCAGAGCTGATGGGGAAAAACCAGTAGAAGATGAAGAAGGCAAATTGTTAAGTATGTTATAGAAAGTAGGTGAAACATGGCCGTAAAAGTAGCAGAGTTATATGAAACGTTAGAACTAGATACAAGAAAATTTAAAAAAGATATGTCATCAGCTAAAAAAGACACTGGCAAGTTTTCAAAAATGCTCGGCGGTATCGGTACAGCGGCAGTGGCGGGAGCAGCGGCAGCAGGTGCAGCATTAGCAGCAGTTGCAGCAGATGGCATTAAACAATTTACTGGCATGGAAAAACAAATGTCAGAAGTATTTACATTGTTACCTAATGCTTCAAGTGATGCTAAAGAGAAAATGATAGACGATATGCAGGAATT